TAGGTAGTCATTTACAAAGTGAACTATGGTTTAAAAATGATCTTGAAACAGTAATTCATCAATTAAAAATAAAACAGGAAGAAATTGATAAAGTAAAAGAAAAGTATGCCCCTTTTTTTGAACGTGAAACAATAGGTATAGGTATACGCAGGGGAGATTTTGTAAACCATGGTTGCTTTTATCAGATACCTGAAAAATGGTATGAAGAAGCACTTTATGCAAACTTTCCTAATTATAATAATTATAATGTAATTGTTTTTAGTGATGATATTGAATGGTGTAAACAGTATTATCAAGGTAAAGAGTTTTTGTTTGCAGAACCAAATAATACACATACTCATGCAGATAATTTTAAACATTATCGTAAAGACCCAATGGAGCAGTTTATTTTAGGGATACTTTGTAATAATTTTATTGGAGGTAGTTCAACATTTACATGGTGGCAGATGTGGTATGTTAAAAATTTTAATGATGGGAAAGTTGTACATTCGGGTAAGAATTTGATAGGAAACTGTGCTCAAAATCATTTTAATCCCGACTACTATCCTGACAATTGGACATTATATCAAGTATAAAAAATGAGCATTCTATATAGAAACATACCGACAAGAGAGGAAGATGGTAGCTGGGGGTATACTCAGTTTGAGACTAAAGAAGAGTTTAGAGAGTTTGTAAAAGGTCTGTTTAAAGTTCCTGGTAAATATGACTTTGATAAGGTAGCAATTGAGGAGTTTAGTAAACATGCCAGAACATTTATAGCAAAGGGTATGTTCTGTGATGCTCCAAGAATGTCAAGAGATTACATAGACTACTGGGATACTGAAAGAGAGAAATGTAGGAAAGGTGTTATTATAAAAGGTAGCCGGGGCCAGGTATGGTATCTTCCAAGGTTTCTATACCACTGGCTGAACTTCTTACAGATATACAATACAGTACATACAAAATTTGAGTTTCCTGGCCTCAGAGATGTACAGTACCATATGGCTCTCTATGAGATATTAGCAGAACTACATGGAATGAATGTTGCTATAGTTAAGAAGAGGCAGATGGCTTCTTCTTATTTTCATATAGCCAAGCTCTACAACAAGTACATCTTTGAGGAAGGTTTTGTTGCTAAGATAGGTGCATCTGATAAGAAGTATATAGATGCTACCAACGGTTGCTGGAAGTTCCTTACCCAGTACCACAACTTTACAAACAAACATACAGCATGGGCATGTGGTAACTTTCCTGATAAAGTATTCTCATGGCAACAAAAGGTTGAGACCAAAACACCAGATGGTAGAAAAGTAGAGATTGGTACTATGGCAACTATTGCCGGCATCTCTTTTGATAAAGATCCTGTATCTGGTGTAGGTGGTGCCTGTAACGAAATGTTTTATGAAGAAGGTGGTGTTGCACCAACTGCAGATATTACATACGGTTACATGAAATCGGCAATGAGACAAGGTACAGTTGTAACTGGTGTGTTTACAATAGCTGGATCAGTAGGTGACCTTTCTCAATGTGAACCTCTTAAAAACTTTATACTTGAACCTGAGAGCAATGGTTTTTATCCAGTAGAAAGTAATCTTTTAGACGATAAAGGCTCTACTGGTACCACAGCCCTTTTCATTCCTGAACAATGGAGTCTAACAGGTGAAGGAGAAACAAACTTTACAGATGAGTTTGGTAACTCTAAAGTAGAAGAAGCTCTTGTATACCTAGACAAAGAGTTTGAGAGGATGAGAAGAACAATGAGCGAGGAGAAATACCAGCTTGAAGTTTCTCAGAGACCAAGAAACATTGCAGAAGCATTTGCAATGAGGTCACTCTCCATTTTTCCAGTACAGCATACAGTTAGTCAACTAAGACGTATTGAAGAAAATGAATACGCAATGGAATACGTTGATCTCATTCGAAACACAAAGAATGAGATAGAAGCTGTCCCATCTAACAGGAGACCTATTAATGAGTTTCCCCTTCCAATGAAAACTGCTGACAAGAAAAGCATTGTTTGTATTCATGAACATCCCATAAAGAATGCACCACACGGTACATACGTATGTGCAATTGACCCAGTAGAAGTTGGTAAGACAACAACTTCTGCATCATTGGCATCTATTGTATTATACAAAATGGATGTCGAAGTTATTAATGAAGAGGTGTTTCACAAAGCTCCAGCTCCAGGTAAAGAAGGTGTAGAACTTGAGTGGGGCCCAATTAGCAAAAAGAAACAAGAACAAGAAAAGACTGATGTAAAAGTTACTAGTCATATAGAAGGTGGAAAGATAGTAGCATTTTGGTGCGGAAGGTTTGATGACCCAAATGAGACCAATGAATACATATCAAGATTGATTGAATATTATAATGCCCGGGCATTGTGTGAAAACAACAAACCTGGCTTTATTAATTACATGCGTTCAAAGAAACGTCAAAAGTATCTGGTATTCAAAGATGAGATGATTTTTGATAAAGAGCTTGATGTTAAACTTAGTGGTAATGAACGCTATGGCATTACAATGACTCCTCGACTTTGGAAAGTTCTTTTGGAATACGCAATCAATTCTTTGTCAGAAGTAATGCATGAAGAAAAAGATCAGGAAGGAAATATTACACATATTCACTATGGTGTAGAAAGAATAACTGACCCAATGATTTTAAAGGAGATGCAAATTTATCAACATGGCATGAATGCTGACCGATTGATTTCTTATGCACTACTTATGGCTTTTGTAAAGATACTTCAGGCTGCAGGTAGAATGAGAAAGAAAATTGAAAGGTCAAATGATAAATTGGAAAATCCATCAAAATTTGTTACATTTAAAGGGGGAGATAGACCGTTATTTCAAAATATTGGTAGGTCCGGTAATGGAAATATGATGAGGGCAAACAGAAACCCATTCAAAAATATTAGATAAGATAAAGATATTATTATATGGCAGTATTAAATAGTATTCAGTTAAAAGCTGGAGCAAAGGTTGAACCACTTTATGGTAAAACACTTGGTGGTATATACCAACCTTACCAGATGTTGCCAATGAAGGAGAAGGATCCACAATGGACGGCACAGTGCATGGACTACATTGAGTGGACTGGTATGAGACAGCTTAAACGAGTTTCGGGCAAGCTGCTCAAAAACTACAAGTTGGCTAACTCACAAATTGAGAAAAGTGATTATATTATAGCAGAGAGTGATTACAGTGAGGTGATTGAACCATTAATCCAAGAAGATGTTTCTGCCCTTGAGTTAAAGTTTTATCCAATTATTCCTACAATTGTTGATGTACTAACTAATGAGTTTTCAAAAAGGTATTCTCGTATCACTTTCGAAATGAGAGATGAACAGAGTGCTAATGAAATGCTTGAGCAAAAATACAAAGATGTTGAAGAAGTTCTTTTACAAAAAGCTACAATAAAGCAACAGTTTGCTTTACAGCAGATGGGAATGGATCCAGAATCAGAGGAAGCTCAACAAATGATGAATCCTCAAACAATTAAAAGTTTACCAGAGATTCAGAAGTTTTATGCAAAAGATTATCGTTCAATGTATGCTGAATGGGCAGAGCACCAAATGGCAGTTGACAATGACAGATTTTCAATGCAAGAATTGGAACGTCAGAATTTTAGAAACTCATTAATTACTGACAGGGAGTACTGGCATTTTGTAATGGGAGAAGATGACTATGTTGTAGAAACATGGAATCCTACCCAAGTATTTTATCGTAAATCTCCCAATGTCAGATACATATCAGATGCTGCATGGGTTGGTATGATTACTTTGATGACAGTACCAGAGGTGATTGATAAGTACGGTTGGATGATGAGTCAGGATCAAATGGAGACACTGAACTCACTTTATCCTGTACGAGGTGCAATGTACACTCAGACTGGTCTGGGTAATGAGAGTGGTGCTTTCTACGATCCTACTATGTCTTATGAATGGAATACTCAGGGCCCGGGTGTGGGCATGAGACAGTTTATGAGTGCATACAATACCCATAAAAGCAATGGTGATATTATACGTTGGATACTTGATGAGAATGAGGATCTTCAGGATACTGACTCAGCATACCTTGTAAGGGTAGCTACTATTTATTGGAAGACACAAAGAATGATGGGTCATCTTACTAAAATAGATGAGACAGGTAATGTAATACAGGAAATTGTAGATGAGAGTTATAAAACAACCGATAAACCATTGTATAACACAGTGGTGTTTAAAGAGAAGAGCAAGGATAACCTGATTTTTGGTGAGCACATAGATTGGTTCTGGATGAATGAATCGTGGGGTGGTTACAAAATAGGTCCAAACATTCCTGGTTTTATTGGTATGAATAACCCTTCTGGTTTTGCACCAATGTACGTTGGTATGACTGGTGGTATTCCAGGCAGGATCAAATATCAGTTTAAAGGAACAAAAACTACTTGGGGCTGTAAGTTGCCAGTAGAAGGTAGAATTTTTAATGACTACAACACTCAAAGTAAATCACTAGTAGACCGACTAAAACCGTATCAGGTAGGTTACAACATGGTACTGAACCAGATACAGGATATCCAAATAGATGAGCTGGGTACCATTATTGTATTTGACCAAAGGACACTTCCAAAGAACTCAATGGGTGAAGATTGGGGTGAGAACAATATCCAGAAAGCATATCTGGCAGCTAAGAACTTCTCAATGATTCCAATAGATACGTCTATTCTGAATACAGAAACTGCTATACAGCAGATGCCTTTCCAGAAAATAGATATGAGTCAGCATGAGAGAATTATGTCTAAGATTAGACAAGCTCAGTGGATTAAGGAAGAAGCATTGTCGTCTATTGGTTTGAATCCTCAACGTATGGGCACACCAATTGAGCAAACACAAACTGCTACTGGGATAGAGCAAGCTATTGCTGCATCATATGCTCAAACAGAACAGTACTTTATTCAACACTCAGATGAATTAATGCCACGAGTTCATCAGATGAGAACTGACTTAGCACAGTTCTATCAATCAACAAATCCTTCTATACGTCTGCAATATGTTACTAAAGAAGATGAGAAGGTAATGTTTATGCTTAATGGAGAAGAATTAATTGGTAGAGATATTAATGT